TCTTTAGAAGTAACTTTTCCGGAAAACTCTGCAAATTTTTGAACAGCCTTTGTTCCGGTGCCTAGGGCTGTTTCCAGCTCTGCAGTCTTTTTGGAAACATTGCCAAAATGTGTTATAAGTTTATACGTGGCATATCCAACTGCCGCAAGAGCAATGGCTGCGGCCTGAGCTTGTGGCGGTAGCTTGTTCAGCATTGGCATTATTCCACCAAGAGCCATTAAAGGTGCGGCCACTGACCCGGCGGCTTCTCCCACTGGTCCACCGGCCATTTGCGCCATCATTGCTGCAGAACCCAGGGCAAAAACACCACCAGCAAGATTTCCGCCCCGGCGTTTGCCTCCTGGTGCGACGTTTGCATTAGCCCCACCATTTGCCTGCTGGGCATTCTGCAACCTGTCTCCGGCGACTTCCAGCTTTTGGCCACCCTGCTCTACAGCCTGCCCTGCGGCTTTAAGTTCTTGATTGGTGGCGGACTCTTCCACCATTTGTTGTCTTTTTTGATTAAACAAAAGTTCTTCTTGTTTTCTTTGTGCCTCCATTTGTCCAGCCCAAGTACTCTTGTCTTCGTTTGGATCGTAGAACACTTGGCCCTTGCTGTCGGTGACGGCTACTCCACTTTGTTTTGCTAAAAATTTACCTACAGCTTTTCCTGGAGAGCTGTCGCCAATTGCATCTAAAATTCTTTGTTTTCTTGACGATTGGGCTGGTGTACTTACTTGAGGAGCAGTTGGTGGAGCAAGCGGACTGCCTGGTGGTGGTGGAAGTTTTGGAGCTCCGCCAGAAGTATAAGGATCCCTAAGCACCTTGTCTCTTGCTTCACTGTATGCTCTTGCATCATCGGCACCGTCTATTGCTGCATTTGGATGTGGGCTCTTTCTGCTATTTTTGGTAGAGCTAATATGTGGATCATCTAAAGCTGCTGCCATTGTCTCATTACGAAGTTCGGCATCATCTAGTGCATCTGTAACAACCTTTTGTGACACATTTTTCTGTCTTGTATAACCGCCAGGCATAGAGACATTGCTTCCATAAGCCCTACTGACTTCTCCGGTTCTTCCCACTCTACTAACAACTTTTGGACTACCCTGATCATCAACTTCTCCGGTTCTAAATCCAAGCTCTGCGCCTGTGCCGGTTCTGACAAGCCCTGGCCTGCCGGCCTCGGCCTCGGCCATATATTTTTGAACCAAATCTTTTCCGGGGTTAGACCTGGCCTCGCCTAAGCTGATGGCTCTTTCTCGCATTACCCTGGCAAGGTCTCCGGTGGCCCCCTCCAGCTCTTGATTTTTAGCAATTATATTTTCAGTAGCTTCGGAAAGTATTCTGTCTGTTATCAAGACCTCTTCTCCGGCTGCCGTTCTTTCTTTGGCAATCCTTAAGGTTTCTTTGAGAATATCAGCGTCCATAGCTCTAGTGGCCTGGACATTCTTCGGATCAGCCATATTAAGGCCACCCTGTTTAACCGTTGCATCTAGCTTGTCTGGTCTACTTTCCCAAGTTTTTTCAAACAGGCTTGAGTTTACTCCTCCGGTGACTTTACCATCGGGACCGACTTTTTCTATAAGTCCTTGATTTATTATGGCTGGAAGCTCTGCCACTAGATTGCTTACAGCCGATGTGTTTCTCTGCAGGTCGGCTGGCAACTTGTCAAAGCCGACACTACCCAGGGCCGCTGTTCTTTTATCCCCCTCGAATGGCATTGTAAGATGACTTTTTTGTGTATTGGTCGCAGATAGACCAGGAACGTCCCAATCTCCCTGTGATACGGCTGTTTCTGCTGCATCACGTTTAATTTTACTAAAATCATCTGCAATAACTCCCGATTGATCTGCTGACTTTTTCAGAGTTTCTAAAAGAATTTTTCCATATTCCCCCATATCCCGGTAAAGTCCAGCAACACGGTCTGCCTGTGCTTGTGACGAAAAGCTAAAATTATCTCCTCCGATACTAGTCTGCACAGCGGCAGCGGCGCCGGGTGTTCCCTCTACAAAGCCTGGAATTTTTCCGGCAATAATTCCTTTAATAAATGGAGCATACTGTTTTGCTCTGTCTGCTGGGATTACGGCTTCTCCCGGAGAAAGCATTGAGGCGACTACATCTCCTGCACCGGCTGGGCCTGGTACAGAAAGAATGCCGTCGGCATATCCTTTTGGTGGCAAGAAGGGGTTGTATCTAGATGTACTTGTTGTGGGAGCAGCGGATCGAGATGATCCTGCGATAGGGGCAGAAGCAGACGCTGCGGCGGAGGCTAGATATGCGTTCTGTGTCGTAATGGCTCTTCCGTAGGCCTGATTTAGACCGTCTATAGCAAGAGTTTCTGCCGTAAATCTTTGTGTTAGGTTATTATGAACTTGATCTAATGACGCCGCAACAGTAAGCTGCTCTATTTGTTGCTGAGTTAAATAGCTTACCCCCTCTCCGAGTGTTTTGCTAGACGCAGAGGCTCCGGAAAAATAGTTGCTCATCATCTGGAAGAACTTGATTAGGTTAGCTATACCGTTAGCGACCAAACCTATTGTCATCAAAAGAACTGGGGCTATAGCTCCACCAACAGTAGCAAGGCCAACAAGGAAGTTTTTAGTTCCTTCACCCATTTCGTCAAACTTTTTAATGAAGTTTGCAACCCACTCTACAATTGGGGTTATTGCCTTTAAGAACGTTTCACCAATTGGTGCCAGGGAGGTTTTTAGCTTCTCTAGACTTTTACTGAACTTAGTTGCGGAAGAATCCTCTACCTTGCCAAGTTCTCTCTCGGCAAGAATCGCAAGCTCTTCCGCACTATTTACGGTTAGCCCAAGAACCTTGTTTGCCTGACTTCCCTCGTCTACAATGTTTGCAAAAAGCGTAGACATCCTGGCAAACTGGAATTTTCCAAAAAGCTGCTCAATTGCTCTTGCTTTTGAAAGTGGGTCTAGGTTTTCTAGGGCGTATGCTAGAGAGGTGACTGTGCCCCTTAAGTTTCCAGCATTAGCTTCAACGATTCCCAGAACATTGATTCCCATTTCAGAAAGTTTTTGTTTTGCTGCTTCGGATGGGCTAATGAGCCTTGCCAAGCTTGTCTTCAGTGCGTTTGCTCCTTGGCTAGCGCTAATGCCACCTTCTCTCATGGCAGTTAGGAAGAATGCTAGATCCTCCACATCGCCACCCAGCGATTTGACAACGGAACCAGCTAGTGGAATGGCGGTGTTAAAATCTTCTATGGAAAGTACTGTTTGGTTTTCTGCTGCATTCAAGAAGTTAATCTTGTTTGTAAGATCTTCTACCTCTACCCCAAAAGCATTGGTAAGAGAGATTGTTGTATCCAGAGCCTCCTCTTGTTCCAGACCACCAAGAACTGAAAGCCTGGTTGCCTGGATAACCTGTTGTTCTAAGGCTGTTCCGACATTTCCCATCTGAGCAACTTTTGCCGCAAGTCCAATAGTTTTTTCTACCGCAATTCCATATTTTGTAAACTCGTCAGCTAGTCTTCTAACATTCTCTAGCGCCTTCTCTGAATCAGCGTCTGTGCTGAACATGTCTCCGTATACTCGTTTAAACTTAATTACTTGTGCTTCAATTTTTTGGAACTCTTGTATTGCAATAGCACCCATCATTGTTAGCGGAATGGTAAAGCCAACCATAAGTTGCCTACCGGCCCACTGAGTGTTCTTACCGAAGTTTAAAAGATTTGTTGATCCCTGTTTAATTAATTGATTAAAAATTTGCTGCTTTTGAGCGGCCATCGCAGTCTGAGTTCCCAGACTTTGCATGTCTAGAGTAAGAGGCCTAACCTTAATTGCCTGAAGAGCACCGTTTCCATCTCTGCCAAGCTTTATGTACTGTGTTTGTAAATCTTTGACTCTTTCACGAGCAACCTTGCTAATTGTGTTAAACTCTGTTTTAAAGAAGCTTCCAAATGTCTTGGTTGCCCCCATAGAGTAGCGAAAGTACTGCCCCATGGACAGCTTGTTTTTTTCTAATGCATTAGTAAAAGACTGAGTACTACTAGAAATTGTTGTGAGTTCAGCACTAAAGCCCTTGCTAGCGTTTATGCCATTAATAAGCGTTTGCTGCATTTTGGCGGAGGAGGCCTGAGCGGCCGCCCCGCCTTGTGCCATTTCCTGGTGAAAGACCGATATTTGTCGTTGCAAAGCTTTGATACTTGCCAAAGCGTTGGCGGTATCAATGTTTACATTAATATTCGACTGGATATCAGCCATTCACTAGGCTCCTATACGTTTAGAATGGATGTATCAGAAAGCTTAATACCGGAAGCCTCTTCTACGATTCTATAAACTGTTGGTAGGTCTAGATTCTCTTCAAGAGCTGCTAGATCACCAGCAATGTCTGGCTTATACTGTTGCATTGCAATCTGAACGCATTCCATAAGCAGGTTCATTGACTTGTCATTATCTGCTGCTATCTCTGCAATGCCCTCAAACTTCTTCATAAAAGAACGAAGCAGAGAGATCTTCAATGGACGTAGCGTAAGCTTCGTGCCATCAATAAGGCTAATTTCTTTTTCTTCATTAACTGTTGTTGCCATTTGTTGTTTCCTCCTTGTAGTGGCTTATTGCTATTTTGTCAGGTTATATAATTATAACACAGAGAGCCTTATTTTTTACGCATGTCTTCGTACCCAAGACCTAGGCCTATGCCAAATCCAGCTTGCTGAGCGTTCACTCCTTGAAGTGCAACAATATCATTCGGGTTGTCTGTAATGCCCTTGCTAAAAACCCTTGCCTTCATTTTTTCCCATTCGTTTTGTTTTCCAGATTGTTTATCTAAGTCAACGCCCTGCATTGCTGCCAAAAACTTCTTTTCGTTATACTCAAGATCTCTTTTAGAATTCAAGGTCGCCAGAAGTTCTGGCATAGAAAGAGAAAGCTCTAGCTCTTCATAATCTTTCCAGATACCAATCAAAAACGTTTCTGCTTCTAGTTCTGCCAAGTCTAGGCTGTCCCAAGACGATCCGCTTTCTTCGGCTTGTTTCTTGACCTCCCCCTCTTCGTTTTTTTCTTTATCTATCTTTATACCAGCCGTAAGGTCTAGTATTTCATATAACGTAGAGACGTCCATATTATCTTCAAGAACGCTAGGATCCGAAAACTCTTTTTTAAACTCTTTCATAGATATGGATGCACATTTAGTCAAAACCACAAAAGCTTCGTCATCGCTTGTAGCCATTTTTAGTTTTTGAAATTCATCCATAAACTCTCTGAGGTATTTTATCTTGATTGGTTTTAGCTCTAAAACAGTACCGTCGAAAAACTCAACCAAACCAGTATCATAAATTTTTGTTGCCATTAACTAATTGTAGCAAAAGAAATGCCCAGGCGTTAGCCTGGGCAAATCCTTTTAGCTTTAGTAACTAGCTACCAGCAGGAACTGTACGGTCTACGATCTTGCCATATGACGCGTCGTCATTTGGAAGTAGACGGAACGAAACCTCAAACATTGTGGGTTCGTCACGCTTTGCAGATACTGTAACGTTCTCAATTGAGAGCGCACGGTATGCAACGTAAATACGTTCTAGGTCCTGACCAATAGCACAGTCACCGGTACCTGGCCCAACAGCAATCAAACCACGCTCAACGGGACATTCTCCAATGTCACCGGCTGAGAGGTTTAGAGTTGGGTTTCCACCTGCGGTGGTAAGGTCTATGTCCTTACCAGCGAGAGAGAACAAAAGGTTCTCCAGTGTGGACTCTGCAAAAGCTGTATTCAGGTTAACCTGCATACCTTGCTTGTACAGTTTGGCGACGTCGAGCAACTGGTCAACCTGAACCTCACCAAAATCGGGCTGGAATTCAATATCCAAACCGTTCATGGTGTATCCGACATTACGGAAGTCTGCATCGTTAGACAGGGTAGTCTTGAACGATACGTCTTCCTCAAATGCTGGAAGGTCGGCTTCGGTTAGAAGTCCGCTCTCGTATGTAAACAGCGCTGCAGCACCAACAATAATGTTAGCACTGGAACCACGTGAATATGCCATAGTTGTTCACCTCTTCTTTCATAAGAAATAACAGGCGCGTTTCCTCAATACTAATTATACAGGCTTTTTATAAAAAATTAGAATAATGGATCTGATTCATGCCAACAGTAATCTATGATTAACTTGTTACCGGCATAAGTTCTAGCTGTTCCAAAATCAACAATATCTCTTGCCTCCTCTAGCTGGAATATCTTGAACTCATGGAAATATGGCAAAAGGAAGTCTGTTCCGCCAAATGAAACTTTGTTGTATGTTTTAGTTTCTCCAGTTACGATGTTTGTTCCTGTGCTAGTTTGACTGCCTTGCGCTTTGTGCTGAGCAAGAGTCCAGGCATTTAATTCCTGCGCCGACTCATCTCCTCTATCTAAGAGGTCAGATACGTACTGAACTGTTTCAATTAGCTTTGCCGGTCCCTCTGTAGTTTTATAAAAGTAATACAAAAGTTGTTCATATTTTAAGTGAGGAAATGGGGTTCTTCTTAGCTTAAACATTCTGTCGTAAACGCCAAATAATCCGTCTGGGTATGACTGCGTCAACTCATCTAGATTGGATGGCGTTGTGGGGAAAAAGGGAATAGAGTTGTTCATGGAATCATCTGGCAGCTTATCTTGTAGATAGCGATTAATGAAAACCGGTGGGTAGTGTATTGCCATTATATATTCACGCTCCCTGAAGAAATCCATCTATATCCAACCCTATAACCAGCTCTTTTCCCACCAGTCTTTGCTGAAGAGATATTTTGATTATAGGACGATGGAGTTGATAAATGCTTTGCCAATCCACTAGAATAAAGAAAAGATTGAGAAAAATAACTTTGAAAAAATAAATCAAAAACTTTTCTAAAACTTCCCTGGACCTCTGCGCCACCTGGATTTTGCACCGAGACCGGCTTTTTTGTGTAAACGGCTTCGCCATTGTCTTCGAACACAAGAACACCTCCTGGCCTTGGCCTAATAACCATACCTATACCAGACTCCATAACATTTGCTTTATTGTAAAATGGAGTAGACGACCCTTTACTAACCGTTAAAGATTGTGTAAAAGTGGAGTTTAAAGAAAGTCCGTTTTTACTTGAAACAGTATATTCAATATCAAAAAGTCTTGCCTGTGGGCTTCCTGTTTGATACCACTCATAAACGTGGTGCATGGTGTTTGGAGAAACCCTGGCATTTGCGTCAATGAATTCTGCCAAGATTTCTTTCACCCCTTTTCCAATTTCTTCCAACAATTTGTTTTTGCCTGCCTTTGCGCCCTCTAGAAATCCTACAGAATATTCCATAAGACCTTCCATTTCCTTGGCAAACATTGCTGAATCAAACTTAACGCCAATCATACGGTAATCCCCTGGTTTTCTGATCTTCTTAAGACAACGGTAAAATATTCAATTCTGCCAAATGGGTTGGTGAATGGTTGATGGGTGGCAACCTCAAATAGCGTTGGCTGACCAGTCCTCGGTCCACTAGTCTCTTTATATATGACCAGGTTATTAGAATCTCTAATGTTTGTTATCAATATATTCATTAATGATGAAGATGAGTAATTTGATTTAAACCTAATGTCTTCTTTAAATCTTCCCAACAGTAAGGCATCTAGCGTAAGGTCTACATTAGGCACCATTTCTTCTTTTAATGCGGTACCAGCTGGCGTCAGACTTGATATAATGGATCTATCTTTTGTCCAAACTTTTTGAACGTCACCGTAGGCTCCTTGTCCAACGCTTGCATAATGAACATCGGCATACATAGGAAACTGGTAGTTTGTCGTATTGCAATCGGCCATTACAACACCCCAACGAGTCTAATAGACTTTGCATACTTAGAAAGTATCTTGTCTACAAAAATGTTTCCTGTCCCCTCAAACATTCTTCCATCAAAGCCAATCTTAAACTGATCAGTATTGTAAGTTTTAATATAGCGCTGATAATATTCTAGCTTGCCGCATTCAATATCATCTACAAGAAGCTCAGTTGCCTTTACAATAGCAGATGGAATTTTAGGATAGCCTGCGGCTAAAAGAATTTTATAGTCAAACGTTCTGGGGAATCCTCGGTATACATACTTAACATCCAATAAATCGGATCCACCTATTGGAAAAATGTTTGGAGCACCTTCTAGTCTATTGAGTCTTTCTTGAGTGTTTTCTACGATTGCTGTTTTGTCGTCTGTAATTCCATAGCTAACTGCATAGTCGTCTGAATTTTCTGAATCATACATCAAAACATTATTTTCATACAGCTTAAGAACTTTCTTGCCCTCTACCCAGAGAGGTAGGTAGTCTGCCCCAAGTCCAACTGTTTCTAAAACTTTTTTCTTATAATAAAATCCTTCTGGTATTACAGAGTCAATGATTGCCCTGGCCAAGGATTCGTTTGACGCATAAGCATTTATTTCTAAAGTATTTGCGCCTTTTGTGGTTGGGTCAACATAAGGCCGCACAACGTCAAAATAGTTGTCTTCACCATCAACCGTAATCTTGTAAGATCCATCATACTTGCTTGGAAGCGGTATGGTCACATTGGAAGAAGAGTCGGAGGCAGTAGTTGCAGATGTTGCTGAGTTATCCGCCAAATCAGTAATCGTATAAGTATACGAAGTTAATGGTGCAGATACTTCTACATCTGCCTCTATTTGATTTGACGGAATCCTCAGAATATCCATATTACTTACCGTACTCCCTGGCTACCTCGTCTGGTGATGCAAGTCTGACGTGACCTCTAGATAGCCACTTTTCTGACTTATCTTTGCTAACAATATTGTAGCCCTTTGCAAGCTTTCCAACATTTTCCCATACGACATTCTTTGTAGAGTGAAGTGCAACCATTTCCTCTTTTTGAGTTTTTGGAGCCTTAGCTTTTGGAACCTCTTTGGTCTTTGACGTTACGATCTTTCCATCAGAAGACTTAAGGGAGCCTGGCTTTTTTCCACCCTTGCCTGGTTTATTAGGTGCTGTTATGATGTTCGGGTTATCTTTAGCAAAAGAATCTTCTACAGCATTTTCGTACTTTTTAATCATTTCTTCTGAAATGATAGGCTCTCCATCCTGTAGATGGGCCATTGTGGTATTTTCAGATGTCATTTTATCCTCCATTAATATTATAACAGATAATACATAAGGGGGACAAGAGCGTTAGCCCCTGCCCCCCTCATATGGTTATGTTTTAGCTAGGATGCGTCGGCAGCTGCGTCTGCGTAAGAAACAGCGTCCTCTTCTTCCCACTGGATGCCGAAGCGAACGAATACGGTATATTCGATCGTGTCCTTCTTGGCAACATATTCGCGGTTTACAGTAATGTCGCGCTGGAAACCCCAAATACGGTTAGCGGGGAATGTCAAGTCGACATAGCCCTCTGGGTAATATGGAACTTCCTGAACGTCAATACCGAGAACACGGGTGGTGCGAGCTGTACCAAGAGTCTGTGCCTGGCCGTCAAGGTATGCTTGACGGTTGCGCTCAGTTCCTGGGCCATTGCCAGCAAATGCTTCAGCAATAGCGTCAGCAAGAGTACCGTTGTTCTTAACAATTCCCTGGAATACATCAGTACCGGCATAGAACCTGAGACCGTTCTTAAGTGCGCGGTACTTACGAGGCATTGCAAGGAGAATTCCCTGCATAACCTCTGTAGTCCAAGAGTTGTCAGTAACGGTGGCAACGAACTCATGTGCGTCGCCATTGGTCTTTACCCTGTTGACAAACCCATCCATAATGGAAAGGAAGCTACCCGTGGACCCGTCACCGTTGATCGCTAGATCTTCGATGTCGTTTGCAAAGGCATTCGTCATAAGGCGGACCAGGTGGTCCTCTAGAGCAGCACCCTCGACGTTATCTTCGAGTGCTTCTGCGCTGACTTCCCAGTCAAGACGGATCTTCTTAGTAGTAAGTTCCACCTTTGAGAAGGTTGCACCAGTGTTTGCGTAGTCACCTACACCTTGTGCCGCTGCACGAATGACGCGCTCACCCACGTTAACTTTTTCAAGTTCCATAGAGTTTGCACGCATTGTTACGCGACGACCATCTTTGGCGAGAATTGTACCGTCCCACACGTAGTCAATAAAACGACGTGCTTGTTCGGGACGTAGGATACCACTTGCTGCATCACCCGAAGGATTTACCGCATTTGGACCACTCGTAACGCCAAAACTAGCGGTAGGAATATTTCCCAATGTGTTAGCACCGGGATTACTCACTCCGCCAATTCCACCAGAAGCAAAGCTACCCTCAGCGTTGTAACGCCCAGAGTCGTCGCCTTCACCGTCTGGATTATTCTTTTTAATCTCTTCCGACATATTGTCACCTCCTAAGTGATTTTAACTTATTTAAATAAGTCGGCAGTTTTGAGGAAACGACCGCCCCATAGGGATTTTTCAACCATTTCTGGTTGTTCCTGTACGATCTCGCCAAGATCGCCAGACTTGCGGAAAGCTGTCTCTGCTTCTACTGCGTCGACTCGCTTTCCAAACTCATCAAAATGTTCTTTAGCGGCAGCAAACTCCCTTTTAGTTTCTGCTACCTCTTCGGAAACACCGGTAATTGATTTGTTTAGTGCATTAACCTGCTCATGTAGAGACTTAACGGTTTCTGCTAGATCGCTAAAGGCTAATGTAAGGGTATCTTTGATTTCATTAACTGCCTCGGCAATAATTCCATCGTCTGACTTAGATACCTCTAACTCTGCCTCAACGGCTTCGGATTTCTCAACATCTGCTTCTGCATCGGTATCTTCTACCTCTGCTTCTGCATCGGTAGCCTTTTCAACATCAGCTGTTTCATCAGCCTTTGTTTCTTCTGCTACCTCTTCAGTCTCGGCATCTGCCTCTGGAGCGACCTCTACCTCTTCAACAACCTCGTCTGATTTCTCAACGAGATCTTCTGTTGTTTCAGTCATAGGACTTACCTCCTTTGTTATCTTAACTGTATTAATGCCTTTAGCACTATCAATTAAGAATTTTACTACATCTTTTTTGTCTGAATCTGACTTTTCCACAAAGCCAATATTCTTCATTGGTTCTCCTGTTGATGGGCTAACCTCTGAGTCGTTTTCTGAAAGCATAACCAATCCAGATTCGGAATCCCAAAAAACATTTTCAAGAACCGTGTCCATGACTTGGCCCTTTAAGACATCAATTCCATCTACCTTTTCAATAGACAAGATGTTTGCAAACTGATTTGCTGGACTGTCTACTAGAGACAGCTCAACCAGGTCATAATCTTTAATGACTCGAATAGACTTGTCAATCTCTTCGTTGTAGGCATCATCCCACTCGTTCATTCTTCCACCAATAGAAAACCCAGTATATGTTCCATCTACAACTTTTTCCCAGGCATCTTGTGCACCCTTGGAAACATATGCAGAAACGTAAACTCCTGTATAAAACTTTTTTGACTCTGGATCAAAGTACCTGTCTTCTTTAAAAGAAACCATTTTGCCTACAGCTTTTGGCTGGTGCATCTCACGAATATTACCACGGAACTTTTCGAAAGCTTTCATGCTGGCATCTGTGGTGACAATATCGTTCTGCTTATCCAGATTATCCAAGGTCGCAAAGCCGGAGACGATTCGTCTCTCAACGTCAACTTTGTTGAAGGGCATAGATAGACGAAGGTTATCGCCTTCCATATCCCAATGAGCCTTAGATATAGTCATACTAACTCTATTATACTGCCTTTTTGATAAAATATTTAAAAATTGCAATCATTCTGAAGATCTTCCTTCTCCTTGTGCATTCCTACCACTTATGGTAGCAGTGCTATCTGACTGATTGTTTGATCTTTCAGAATCTCTTTCTCTATTCCCCGCGAGGTTAGCTCTGGCATCGGTAGCCTGTCTGGCAGACATTTCAAATGGGTCGTCTCCGTCTGGTCTTTGCGGTAGTCCAAGCTGTTGCCTAGCCTCGTTTGGAGTCATGACCTGTGTCTTTACATACCTCTCAATAATCTGAGACTGTGCAATTTCATCCGTCAAAGTAAGCTCGTTAAATTTAAACTCAATGATATCTGTCTTTTCTTTAACAATTTTATTAATCATTTTTTCTAGATTTTTTTGAGCTGGACGAGATACCTGCTCTTTAAAGGTTCTGTCCTGAGCGAGCGCTGCTGCGATACTACCAGAGTCGCCTCCACCAATTTTTGAAAGAGGAACCTGGTGGGCAATCAAAATATCGTCTCTATTTTGTTTACGATATTCCTTAAATGATCCCTCTTGTACTCCGTTTTCAACTGGCTCCATTTTAAACTCAACCTTGTTGTTTTCGGTATCTCCGGGTAGTGGTATATACAGCGTTCTGTGGTTCTGCCCCTTTAGACTTGTTTGTAAGAATCTAAACATCTTGTCTTCTGAGTCAGGGGACAGCTGAGCGCCCTTCAGGGTTACAATATATCTTGGCACTCCCTTGTTTCCAAAATAGTCAACATTGTATTGAGAGGCAAGGTAGTCACCCTGCAAAGAAGTTATTGCAGACATTATATCTGGTACGCCGTAGAATGTGTTAAGTGGAGAGTACTCTTTGTAGTGAAGGATTTCGTTTGGTCTTGGATCTTCTGTTATTGGGTTTTGATTCTTTGCCCCAAACTTTCTAAAATAAACAACCTTTTCTCCAATAATTTGAACGTATCCGTCTCGTAATCTACGAACCCTCATTGTCGTAGCCGGTATATGTCCAACGTACCCGATTTCTCCTCGTGTTGTCCTACCAATTTCTAGGTAGCCGTTTCCTGTTGCCTGAACATCGGTATAGAACTTTGTCAAGGTTTGAGTAAAAGAATCATCATCGTTTAAATTTTCAACCCAATCATTTATTTCCATTTTTGCTTTTTCAATCCTATTTCTGGCTCTGCCAACAGCTTCTCTATCTTGATTGGACTCAAGCCTTAAAACAGTTTTATCAGAAATCCTAAAGTCGTAGCCAAGGCCAACAATGTTTTCAACCTTAGCGTCTATGGCAGCGTGATTTGAAAAAGATGTGTCATAGTAGTTTGCTAATTCATATAGATTCCATGGTGGGGTAATAACATCAAACATTCCATAACCGTTACGAAAAACATCGCCGGGGTTAATCTCTTTTGACCCTGCTCCGTCTATTCCCTGCTGGCTAGCTTTTGCATTAGTTAAATAGCTTTCACTAGGTGGCATATTTAGAGTTTTTGCGATACGGCTACTTCTTCTTTTAAAGTTTGACTCAAGTCCACTATATTGTTTTAGGTCATCCCAGCTTCTTACAAAAGGGTCTTGTCTTTTGAAGGTGTCATCTTGTGGGAGATCGTCATCTATGTTTGCACGAATAATCCAATCTTTTTCCACTAGCCCTCATCTCCGTATGCATTAAGAGTTTTTTTGGCCGCAATAACTGCGCCAAGATCGTTCATGTTCGGGATAAGGCCTTGTGTCATTCTGTCTACTTGCTCGCTATGCTGCTCGTCAGATATCTTTCGCATATTTGCATAAAAAACGGCCTTACCTTCGGACTGGCCCCAGTACTGTGCAGCATCTTTCAGCTCTTTGACCCTTGAGGGGTCATCTCTCATTGACTCTATGGACAGGGCGTTTCCTTGGCCGTCAGTAAAAGCTTTTCCGTTTGGCTTGTGCCAAACGTAGGTTCCAAAATTAGAAAACTTTTCTTCGATAACTTGTACCTTTGTGTCACCGACTTGACCTGGAAAACGTGGTTTTGGCTTCTTCATAACCACAAGTATACCATATTATACAGGAGTGATAGTAGAAGTAGTCCAGTCAAGACCTTGATAAACAGAATACTTATATGTTTCTAGTTTTAGCTTAACATCATCTCCAGCAACAATTTTATTTGTTCCAACAAAAGACTTGTATATTTCTGCTGGGTCTACCCCATAATAATCTGATGGTGTAACAACCAAAACCTGTGACCAGGTATAGGGCCTGTTGCCTTCTGGATTATCCTGCCCTTCCGCCCAGTATCTCCATGCGATGTCTATTCCGGCTATTCTTTCTACACCGAACCACTGTCTGGTTATCTGATTACGAACTTGGTCAAGGCTGCTAGCTTGATAGTGAGAGATACTATCTACAGAAACTGGACCAGTAATTCTAATTGCTCCTGCAACATTGTTCATCATTAGGTTATCCGTAAAGCCTATTCCCAAAATTGACCAGGAGCCAGCTTGTATGGATGGCTCTCTTACCAGATTTCCATTCCAATAAAAGGTTACACGATCCGTTATTCTTCCAGTAGATGTGTTTTGTGAATATATTTTTCCCCTCAAGCCGTCTGGGTGGGTGGAAACAGCATAAAATTTAAAGAACTGATTGGCAGACTGAACTTCGAATATTTCTATTGGAGAACTTGGGAAGGCATCAAGCTCAAACTTTATTGCCATATTTAGTGCTACCGTTTCAAAATTATTTGCTTTTTCTGGATTTATTGGAATAGATAGGCCGCGACTTGTAGACGTAGACTGTTCAAAATTTCCAACTGGCTTTATGCCGCTTTGTCCAGTCAAATAAAGATATGGGGTGCTGTCTTTGTAAATCCTAAAAGGATTTTTTGCTTTGTAGTCAAAATACAATCCAGATCTTTTAAAGGGATAAATCTTTTTACCAAATCTAGTACCAACGGAAGACGGAACTCTTTGAGACAGCGACTGCGAAGCTAGCTGAATTCTTCTTATCTTTATTGGATTCTCAATTATCCCATCTACTTTCATCTCTATATGTGAAACCAGGGCAAGAGATTTTATGTCTACTCCCTGTGGCAGATAAAGAATTACTCCGTCTACCACTTCATATTTTGTCACTAGCCAATCTGAGCCTGGCTCCACTACTCCGTTAGATGGCATTCTTGTAATGTTTTTAAATCCAGAAACAGGCTTATTTGCCCCCTCAGACAGATATTGAAAAGAAACATAGGTTCTTACACCTTGGCCGGAAGTATCGTAGAATCCTTCTGAAAATTTTTGAACCGCTGGATAGTTTATGTTCATTTGCACAAAGTCAAGCCCGTACTCTTCCACACCGTTATCGTCAACTATGTTTTTTGCTAAATAGGTAAGTGGCACATAGTCTTCCCAATATGAATCAACCTCTATGTCTAGTCTGGCCGCACCAAATTTTTTTCTACCAACTAAGCCATAGCTTGCAGGTTCAAACATTGGGTCAGCCGTATACCTTGACCACGGATCGCCGCCGTCTACGTAAAGATCGTTAAACAAAGATCCGTTTGTGGAAAGCGGATCGTCCCCGTCATAATCTATCTCTTGATCGTACATAGAAAACACGTCTTCATACTCTCTAATTACACCAGAATCATTGTAAAGCTCTTCAAACTTGCCATAATTTCTTTCTGTGGAAAACGCAACCTTTAAAATCTCACCATTAAAAGTATTTGAAAAATCTTCCGACCCACCGGCATAAACCTTTAGCTGCCCCTTGTTTCCTAAAAGATACGCTGCATTTCCACCAAACTTATTGGAAAACTTCACAAGACTTATTCCAGCCAGAAAGAGGTCTCCTGGTTGGTGTCCATTGGCCCTGTACAGCCTTGTAGAGCTTCCATTAAACACCAAGGTGTAGTCTATGTAGGCCCCATTTAACTCAACGATTAAATAATTTTTAGTTATCTGATCCTCTATCTTAAACAAAGTTTGCTTGCCGTTATCTCCGACTTTTGATTCAAATATTCCATAGACTGCTTTGGTATCTTGAGATAAAAAGTTTAGCGTATCAAATATGATACAGCCTTCGGTCCCAAGCCAGGATGAGTTTGGCCTTAAAGATATAGACTGATCTTCATCTGACATGCTAGCCGAGGAGTCTTCATACCACTGATCAACCGTTTTATTATTAAACTTTAGTGTTGCAAGTGGATGTTCTGGCGGCGTTAAAACATTATTATCTACAGAAACGTTGTCCATCAGACCCTGATTCCATTTCCCAAGATCTGGAAAGTTGTAATTATTTGAGTAGTTTGCAAACGGGTAGTCTATAAAAGTACTGACGCCGTTATAGGCTGTGTTAATTTTTTCTGGATACTCAACACCCTGACCATAAACCCATCTTCTTTTTGCTACAAGGGTTGGCACAGAATATGAATAAATTCCAACAGAATCTATTTCAAATGGCACGGTGTCTTCATAAGCATAGAAGCCAATCCAGTCTTGGTCTTTTCCAACAGAATTGTTTTTGCCTGGAAGTGAAAGCGATCTTGTGTCAAACTCAACAGATAAAACTTCTTCACCGTTTATAATTAATGTTGCAGAATTAGTAACTATTCTAAGCTGGACCAACATTGGTCTAAACCATTCTCCTACAAAATAAGACCCATAAACATCATCAATCTTTATCTTTATAAATGGTCCATCTACATATATCCCGTCATCAGATCCAATTGGACCAACTATTCTTTTTGGAGTTGTGCAAGAAACATTTATTCTTAACCAAAACTCTAGGGTAAAGTCTTGGTATCTGCCCAGCTCGCCAAGAAATCCATTACCTGGAACTATTAATGATGGTCCGCTACCTGGCAATATCGTTGTATTGTTTGATGCCCCATATACTAATGGCACCCCTCCATTTTTTGCTAAAAGTGAGTTGCTCTGTCCTAAATAGTACCCGTTTAATTCTTGAAGACCATAGGCGGCTGCAGGATATCCAAAAGTTTCTGAAAGGGCTATTGTTGATGGAATTGCTTCAAGCTCAACCCCCAGAGAGGTTGCCTGAAACTCTTCCGACCACTGCCCCGCTGTCAACCCATTAACCAAAAAGGTATAGCTGGCTGGGTCAGACGCTCCTGGAAGATACCCAAGCTTTAAGACTATGCTTACATCTTCTTCATTTGGGGGTAAGGTAAAAGTTTCTGAAACAAAAAACCATCTATTAAAGACAGAGATGTCAAAATCTTTAAATGTTTCTACGTAGCTGGAAGTTTCTGCGTCTAAGTATTTATAGCCAATAGATACAGAAGAAAGAAACGGACTTGGTGAATAAAAGAATGCGCCCAGAGAAAAAGTTTTAAGGTCTTCGTTAAAAGAAGAATATGGAACTACACCTGTTGCTGTAACAGTAGTGATGTCTGGATCTTCTTCTGGCACATTGGCTGCTATTGAAGAGATGACGCTTTCTGGAAAGGGTTCTCCAATTATGTTAGTAACGACCCCAAGTGTTCCATTTAAAACTGTCCATACAGAGCTATTGGATAAATCTCTTTGTGTTTCAGATACTAGGGAGACATAGTCGGCCGGGTCGTCTAAAGACCAAAGGGCTATTGGTTGTTCAGCAAAGACCTTTTCAGAATAAAGATTAGATGATATAGACATAGATAACTCCTAGTCTATTTTAACACACTAGGCCTGAGATTCTGTCCAGGAAATACGTCCACCCACTCGGAATGGGGTAGCGGCACCGATGAGAGCGGTATCAATAACAGAGGCAGAAATTGTCAGAAGGTCTGGTCCATCTGGGAAAATTCCGTCACCACCCTGAATAGCGTTTCCTAGCTCGATGATGTCGGCAAGGTCAATGTTTGTTGCTTGAGCAATCGAAGCCGTTGCGCTAGATGCACCACTGACCCTGAATGTGTAAAGCTCTACACCACCACTAATTGTGTCACCCTTTCCGTGTTGAATAATTTGAGAAAGTGAAGGCTGGGCAATATTTGTAAACAAAAGGTTGTCTGTGTTTCCATTTAGAATAAGTTTAATTTCAACATCGTGAGTCGTAAGAATACCGACGTTTTTCAAGTTTAACTGCATCCTATTTATGATTTCTCTTTGGCCAATGGCTCCTACCAAAGAATTGTCAACCGCTGGCCCTAGGCGAACACTAACTAGAGGAAACAGCGTTGGGATTGCATCTGCTAGAGGACCATAGTTGTATGTAGTATCTGACACCGACGTTCCAGTAGGTTGCTTATCAATATATACACGAGCCCTGTTTCCACCGATACTCTGTGGCTGGAATAGTGTTTTTGTTCCGGCTTGGATGTATAATCCAGAAATTTCTGTTCCTGGCCTAATGCTTCTAACTGCAACGGAGTCTATAGCATTTACAAAGTAAACCGGAGTAAATACACCGTCTATTGTGGTATTAAAGATAGCATTAGTTTGAGAGATTCTACCTTGAAAAGTCTGTTGTTCTGCTGTGTTAGAGAAAGAAAGCGTAGAGCCGGATGCCGTAAAGAAGTATGCGTCGTCATTGTCGAATCTACCATCCATAATGACAGACGTTCCCCAGTGGGCGATTGTTGGGCTGTAAGTTGGGTTTGCAAGGTTCAAGACCTCGTATCTTGCTGGCAAGTTGCCAGATCTCATATAGGCTTCTGTAAACTGATTGTTGTGAACATATTCGTGGAAATACAGAACCTCACCGTTGTTAGCTTTGAAACCAAAACGAACTTTTCCGGCACCGTACCACGAGTAGTCTATGTAAGCCATCTGCATCTTAGTAAGGTTAAGTATGAGCCCGGACGGACCAGTTCCGTCTGCCTTATCCAGGTTCCATTGGTTTTGTGGAGTTTTGGTGTCCACTGTCTTGGTTACAACAACGTTTCCTCTTGTGACACCCCTATATGCGGGCTGTATCGACAAAGAGTTTTCGCTAGCAATGTGCACAACCTTGTAGCTTTGTCCTCGTATAACAACCTTGTCTCCGGCAGTTAATTGGCTAATAAATTTTGTGTTTTCACCGACAATCAGAGAGGAGTTAAATGTTGCTGTGACCGTACCAGAAATTTGCTCAACACTGCTTCTTCTGCAAGCATATAGCTGCTGACCATCATATTCAAAGAATAGGCCATTCTGATCATCAAAAATTCCACACCTAAGTAAGGATCCTGACCAAGATGCCGGGGTAAACTGCGAGAATCCTGAAGACGAGCCTGATTGAGGAATACCATCTAGCAGAACCTTGAAAGTATCGTCATTAACAACCTCTGTTACTCCGAATGTGCCAATCCAGCTATTAACTGGAGTTAGAGTGGCTGCGTCGCCCTCTGTCGGCATCGTGATGTCGATCCTTCCATCTTCTCCTCCGACTAGTGCATCGGAAAGAGATGCATAAATGTAGTACCTGGTGCCACCCGCGTTTCTAACCCAATA